GATTCATCAATATTAAAATGTGTTCTGATCCCTATTCGTAGTGATAAATTTGCGATTCAAGGAGCTGATTATATCCTAAAAGAGATCAGCGATCTTTCTGAGACTTTTTCTTTGACTGATAGCATTGATATTCACTGCTTCTTTTCAAGTATAGATAATCGCGTTTCTACAACTGCTGAAGCCCTCCGCGTAACCTCTACCAGAGCTAATATTGTGAAATATTTATCACCTGTAGCCATTCGATATTGCTCAGAGATACCTAAAAATATTATGTCATCTTCTAATGTTTATAGTTCTGGAAAGTTAAATAATGCCGGTCAAGATTATCAAAATCTACTGCAATACATCTTTAGTTATTAAAAATAATATAAATAACTAACCTCATGGCCGAGGATTATATGGATAAAAAAAAAGAAAAAGCCATAGGTCGTAAACGTCGACTATGGCTAGAAAAAGATGATGAATCCCTTCCTCTTTCTGATGAAGTTGTTCAATCTATGATCGATTATAAACCGGTAGCAAACTGGGAGCAAACCGGTAGCGCAACCGGTAGCACATTCGGTAGCAATTCGGTAGCAAATCGGGAGCAAACCGGTAGCAAACCGGTAGCAAAAGATACCTTTTCAAAGCTTGTCGGTTTACAACGAAATATCATTATTTTTATGTATGAAGAATGTAAGAAATCTCGTTCAAAAATTACAAATGCATTGACATTAGAATACATAGGAAATTCTCTAAAATGCCGTATTTATACAGTTAAAAATGCAATTACAAGATTGGAAAAAAAGAAATGTTTAATACGAGTTTCTTTCAAAAGTGGTCGTGGAGGATGGTCTCAATATGAGCTTCCAGATTATATCTATCATGATGTCATTGAAAATGGAACTGGTAGCAATTCGGTAGCAAATCGGGAGCAAACCGGTAGCAAACCGGTAGCTAAAGCGGTAGCACAACCGGTAGCAAACTCCTCTAGAAGAAGAAGAGATATTATAAATACTTCTTCTTCTAATGAGGACGATGATTGGAATTTTGACATCGCGTTATTTGAGAAGTTTGGTTTTACCAAAGCACAGTTGCGGCAATTAATAACTGTGGACAAATTATCAGCTTTAGAAGTCTATCAATCCTTAATTGAGTTTGAGCATGATGTTACACATGGAACATTACCTAAAATTAACACCACTCCAATCAATTATTTAATGGGGGGGTTAGTGAAAGGGTCACCCTACACATCAAGTGCTTACCATGAAGAAATAAACCGCATTGCTGAGGACATGAATCGTAAGTATGAAGAGCGCAAACTTAAAAACGAAAAAACACTCATTCGTGAATGGTGGGAAAGTATGAATGAAGCGCAGCAAAAAGAAATTCTTGAAAAAATGACTTTTTATGATCAAACAAGTTACAAAATAGATGGTGGTATTTTTGCTGACGGGGTATTTACCTGGTTAAAAGATTATTATAAAGTACACCATAAATCTGAAAACGGATAAAAGTAATAAAGAAAATGCGTGAAAAATAGTGAATTATCCATTAACAAAAATTGGGGATAAATAATTAATAACCTTGGGAGTGTCTTGCGTAATGAATAGATTTATAGTTTTAACAGTATTAACTTTACTAATGAATAATGCTAATGCGGGATTATATGGCCTTACACATCATTCTAGAGCAAATTGCGGCAACAATGAGACGATTAGTTGGGATGCCTTGACTGAACATATGCTCGAAGTTGTCTCTTATCATGTCAAAAATATAAATGGTTACTATTATGGGGGGCATACAGAAGTAGATGCTTTTAGAAATACATGGCGATCTGCCGCAGTGTGTTGGGGTGAAGGCAAAGATGCTCCCATTCCTTCCAATTTTTGGATAGTACAAGGGTATCATTGGATGAAGGACGGCAAAGGTAAAAACTATATTGTAACTCAAGAAAAAATAACTGATTGCTCTATATATGATGGCTGGTGGTCTAAATAAGGAATAATAAAATGAAGAAAGTAATATTATTTTTAACCTTAATTCCAACAATTAGTTTTGCTGATATTAAGGATCCAACGGATCAAAATTTAAAAGGTTTTGCTATTGTCAAAAGTAATAAAGATTTACTAAGAACATCTAGTTTTAAAGAAACGCATGATAAAGATAAGTATCTAGATTTCTTTTTTAACTTGGAACATAGCGCACCAAAAGCAAAGCTATATGCAGCTCATCAAGATATTATGGATACAGGATTAAAAAATACTTCACCAGAAATAAAATTAAGCATCCCATTTTCTGATCCTGAAATATTGAAAGGTAAAACATTAGGATTTGCTCCTATTGGAACTTATAAAGATGGATGGACTGGCATACGAATATTCTTCAAGTATGAATCGTTAGGAACTTGTTCATATTCATTTGAGAAGTTTAATTATATTGAAGCAGAAAGTAATTATGTTAAAGACTATGTTCATAATAAACCTACATTTACATCAATAGAAGGCAATGAAATCAACGGCTATCTCTATACAGTTAGTTGGAATCTGAATAATTTTGATAGCGCTTATGATTACAAATTAGAATGTGTGAATAAGAAGAATGATAAAAATATCATGGAAGCTTTAATTAATTTAGCAAATAAAATTGATAGGTAGAGGATTGGAATGATAATTGATATTTATTTTGATGTTCGTACAAATGAATATATTTTTAAATTTATTTCAGAAACTACAAAGAAAAATTACTTTTTATTAGCAAAGAGATTAGGACGAGACAAGGGAGAAGTTAATGATGATTGCCTTCCTGAATTAATTAAATTCTTACAAGATTATCTAGAAGAGAAAAATCATGACAACATACAAGCCATTTAATCTCGCAGCTGCCTTGGCGGGAGAACCACTCATTACTAGAGATGGCAGGAAAGTGACGGAATTTATTGAGCTTAAAACTATGCAATCAGAATGCAAATATTTATATGTTTTGGAAGGCCAAGAAATTGAGACAGTAGATAGAGACGGCTTATATAGTTTTGTAGGTGGTCAATGTGAACAAGACTTATTCCTAGCACCAACAATGAAGACTTATTGGGTGAATGTTTATAAATACGGAAACATTCTTAAAACAGGTGATCTTTATGATTCACTAGAAGAAGCAAAGCAACAAGGTGGTGATTGCTTTAAAACCATTTCTTTCGAGATTTCAGAATGAAAATGATTAGACGATTAATCTGTTTTTTTAAAGGCCATCAATATATTGATGGCAAATTAATTTCTAAAGATAATCAAAAAATAATTATTCACGGCATATGTATAAGATGTTTTGATACTTTGAGGTTAATTGTAACCTTTTAGGAAATGAAAATGATTAGAAAACTAATTTGCAAACTAATTGGCCATAAATATAAATTAAAAGGCGAAGGCAGAGATATAAACAATAATATAACCCGAATTTATATTTGCTCAAGATGTGTAAAAGAAGAAATTTTAGTATTGGGCGGTAAATATCCAGTATGGACGAAAGTAAAATGAACCAATCTGAATTTACATACAAACAAATAGACGCAATTTGCTATTTAATTGGCGAATGGTACTTATTTTGGAAAAATAGATTAGCAGATTGGGAAGCGCAAGATCATTGTTTAGAATTTGCTTGTGAACATTTAAAAAGATTATTAATAGAATTTAATTTGCGTGGTTTAAAATTATCTGCTCAGCAATCTGAATGGATAGAAGCAAACATAAATATTTGGAGAAGTGAATGGAATGATAAGATGTTCAATTTCGATGATGAAACCCATAATTTTGGGCATGCAAAAGAACATTTAAAAATGATGATTTGCCCTATAACATTGAAAGATTGAAATGAACTGCGACACTGATTTGAAATATACCACTAAACAATGCAAATGCTGCGGCAAGAAGAATGTTGATATACATACTTGCACACCATTAAAACCAGATATTAGCAAATGCTGCAATGCACCTGTCACTATTGGCGGACATACCACACATTATTATGTTTGTTCAAGCTGCAATAATCCATGCGACATAAATTATGAGTCATAATATTATAAATCCTATTATTGCAGTCATTGTCATTTTGCCATTTGCACTTTGGCATGATTTTACAACATTTCAATGGCTCGTTTGTTTATATCTATTTTGGAATGTTCTGAATGCGCATGCTATTTTAAATAGATTAGATAAAATTATTGAGGAAATGGATAAATCATGAAATTTGAAGAAATATTACCATTATTAAGATATGGAAAAGCTGTTAGATGTAGATCTTATGATTATACTGGAGAATATTGGCAAGCCATGTATCAAGGATTAATTAATTTTGAAGATGGCGGTAAAAGCATTATCCCAGAAACCAAAATATTAACACTTGCAAGGTTTGAAATACTTGGGAAATTAATCAGTGATAGTAAATCATGGGGCATTCCAAGATGGGTAGTCATGTCTGATGAATGGGAATCATTTAAATGAATCTTGAAGATCAGGTTGTCTCATTAGAACTAGCGAAGCGATTGAAAGAACTTGGGGCCAATCAAGGCGCAATGCTAATCCACTTACTTGAAAACAATATCATCAAAGTCGAGGATATTAATAAATGAATCCTTTATATTGCTCAGAAATTTACATGATAATTGGCTTGTTATTTTATATTTTAGCTACTTTTAATAAAGAGATAAAAATATCGTATTTTATATTTGGTCTTGGTGGGACAATATCATTTATTCAATCAATTCTTATAAATAATGTAGGTTAACTAATGACATTCAATGAATTTATAGAAAAATATAAAAAAAATGAATATTTAAGCGAAGGTGTATATGCATCATTTGATGGCTATAGCATTATCTTAAAAACTGAACGTGAAAATGGATGGCACTGGATTGCATTAGAACCATATGTGTTTGAAGCTCTACTGCATTACAAAGATAAGATATTTGAAGACTCAGGAAATATTAAATGAAACTAATCATTTATAATAAAGATAGAACTAAATATTATTCACTTTCATTTAGACATGATTTTATTAGAGAAGAGCCTAATGTAGTTTGGGTGGAAAGTGAAAGCAATGAAGGTATGACTTTTAAATTAGATGAAATATTTGACGTTATTTATAATGAATTGGAAAGACATTTCGTGGAGAATTTTTAATGACAGATGACAAATTTATAAAAAGCAATCCATCAGTTGGACCTCAATGGGAACCAATTGAAAAATTATTAATAAGACTTTGGAATAAATGCAGTGAAGTCATGCCTGAGAAAGATGGTCGATATCTTGTATGTGAACAATACCCTGCAGCGGAGAAACCATGGGTTGGGGTTTCAAGTTTAAGAGATGGTATTTTTGATAGCACTGTTACAATATATTGGATGCCATTACCAGAACCACCGAATGAATGAAGATTGTCCTAATAAAGTAGGTAAACCTGGAATGATTGTAGTAGATACTTTTTGTAATGAATGTGATGAAGTTCATTGGTGTTGTTTATATCCATGCAAAAATTGTGAGAATGGGAAAGTAGCAGTTAAACCGCTTGATTATGTAATATGTCCAGTTTGTAAAGGTCACGGAGTATTAAGATGAAAGTACTAAAAGGAATTATTAATGAATTGTGATATGGATTTAGAACATCATTCTAAGCAAAAAATAAAAAAATGTGATATTTATTTTTATAAATGTTTATCACAACCTGAATATGGATTAATGATTAAAAGTGATAATTTGCATTACACAGCTATGCTTCGTGTAGAAAATTCAGAAAGTGGTATTGGTGGTAGATTAAATGAAGAACAAATAAAGAATCTTAGAGATTTTTTGAACATCATTTTAGAAAAATAATAACTATATTGCCAATTACAATCATTTAAGCGCATAATATATACAACTCAGGGGTGTATTGCGATTCCCCCGTCGCAAAAATAGCTTACAGCGCGTAGCTCTATCTCGTCGTCCGCTCGACAAATGAAAAATGGATTGCCTTTTAAGGCTTTTATTAATCATTGTCGAAGGAATCGACCATGTCAAATACCTTTAATACTACCCAATATGTTTTGGACGAAGTATTCGTCCGATTTGTTAACTATTTAAATTTTGCAAAAGTAGCCAATAGAAATCTTGAAGGTGACTTCAAGGGTTTGAAATACGCTACTGGTCAAACAATTAACTATCGCTTAGAAGAAAGATATCTAGGTGGTCGTGGTGCGACTGCTGTGTCAGAAGCTCGAGTTCAAGTTATTCGTCCGCTTACTATCGATACCCAATTTAATACCATGGTTGAGTTTAATGGCATGGAATTAACATTTGATCGTGCGCGTGATCAACCTTACTTGGATATGATGTTAAACCCACGTGCTAAAATTCTTGCAAATGATGTTGAGAAGTTTATTGCGGCTGAAAACTTCCAAACTCAAGTTTATCAATTTAGTGGCACTGCTGGTGTTCCAATTGATTTCAATGCTGTCCTTCAAACTGATGCTTATATGTCTGAACTTGGTATACCTGAAGATGGCAATCGTTACTTTGCTAATCCGCAACGTGTATCAGCTTCACTTTCCAACGATTTACATAATGTCTTTAATATGACTGTAAACCGCGGGGCTTTGTTAGATGGCTTTATCGGTCATTTAGCAGGTTTTGATTTCTTCAAAACTAACTTCTTAAACCGTCAAATTGCAGGCGCTGGTCAGTTAGGTGGTTCACCTCCAACTGGATTTAAATTGGCTGGTACGGTTACAAATGGTCCTATCACTGGTGGTAATACCATTTCTGTAACAGGTTTAGG